GTCAATTGGCCAGTCGCGAATCGCGTAATTGACGCAGGACAAGCTTCTCTGCAAGCAGATGTGGTAAATGAAGGTGTAAACGTTTTAGATTACTTACAAACTGTGAACGAATCTGAACCAGGTAGTATTTTTATCGGCAAAGAGGGCAACTTCAATTTCCAAGATAGAACATTCCCATTAGATTCAAGTAGTATTGTGACTTTTGCTGATGACGGCTCAGCAACTCCTTTTAATAACTTATCTGTAGTTTATGGCTCTGAGCAATTATATAACAGAGTAGTTGTAACGAGGGCTAATGGAACTGCACAAACTAGCGAAGACATTGATTCACAAATACAATATGGTATTTCAACACTAGAACAAACCGACTTATTGCTTGATAGCGATTCCGATTCATTACTATTATCTGAATATTTATTAAGCCGTTATTCAGAACCAGAATATAGATTTGACGCTCTCGAAGTTGAACTAGCAACCTTATCCACAGCCCAGCAAAATGCAGTTTTGGGCTTGGAACTCACGCAAGTCGTTCAAATTAAGTTCACTCCAAATAATGTCGGTAGCCAAATAGATAAATATGCTCAAATTACAGGCATAACTCATAGAACTGATAGCATTTCTCATATAGTAGTACTGAACTTAAGTACGCTAGATTATGCAAATTTTGTATTAGACGATACAATATTTGGTGTACTAGATGATGACAGGTTAGGATTCTAAATGGCAAATAAGACTTTTACGGCAGGAGAAGTATTAACTGCTTCTGACACTAACGCCTACCTAAATAATTATCGCGCAGACTTAGTTTCACCATCAGAATTAACTGTAATTTCCGCCACTGCGGCAACTGGAACAGTCACAGTTGATATCGCGAACACTTCAGTCACCTATTACACCTCAAACGCTAGTGGAAACTTCACATTAAACTTTCGCGGTAATTCATCAACTACTGCTGCTTCTTATATTGACACTAGCGAAGCCGTAACACACGTTTTCTTAAACACAAATGGTACAACGGCATACTATCCGACTGCGTTCCAAATTGATGGGTCAGCAGGAACACCAATTTGGCAAGGAGGAGTCGCTCCAGCAGCAGGGAATGTTTCCTCTGTTGATGCTTATTCTTTCACCATTATTAAAACTGCCGCGACTCCGACATATAAAATATTGGCCTCACAAACGCAATTTAAGTAAAGGAACAAGCTTATGCCTATTGTTGGTTCTTTTGCTGGTGCTTCAGCACGCGCCTATGGTTTAGGTGCAGGGGTTTTGATTGGTGATTTTGAATCTATTGCAACTGTGACAGTTGGAACAGCAACCCCAACAGTTGAATTTACTGGAATTCCAGCCACTTATACTCATTTACAAATTCGTGCTTCAATGCAAACTGCAAGAGCAAATGCACCTTTAGATAAAGTATTCTGGCGTTTCAATTCCGATAGTGCCTCAAATTATTCATCACATTCTCTTTTTGGTAATGGTTCTTCAGTAACTTCTAGTGTTGAAAACACAACTGCGATTTCAGGTTTTGATAACTTCTCATCTGCTCAAAGTAACTCTGGTCTTGTTTTTGGAACACTAATTTTAGATATTCTTGATTACGCGAACACAAATAAATATAAAACTACTCGTGCGCTAAGTGGTTTTGATGTTAATGGAACTGTTTCTGGTTTCGGTGGTCGTGTTGGTTTAACTTCAGGTAACTGGCGTTCAACAAGTGCTATTACTTCTATTACTTGGACTGTTGATAATTCTGCTAATTTTTCTGTTAATTCTAAGTTTGCTTTGTATGGGGTGAAAGCGTAAATGCCTAAAACATACGAACCGATTGCTTCAACAACAGTTGGAACAGCAACAACAACAGTTACTTTAAGTAATATTCCTGGAACATACACAGATTTAGTTGTAGTGGCTAATGCTGCAACTCCTTTGGGTGGAATTGTTTTTTCTGTTCGTTTCAATTCTGATACTGGTTCAAATTATTCTGGTACTCGTTTAGGTGGCACAGGAACTGCAACTTTTTCAGATAGAAGTTCATCTGCTACTTCTATTGCTGCAACTATCTTAAAAAGCAGCGCACAACCTGATGGTGCTTATATTATTCATATTCAAAATTATGCAAATACAAATACCTATAAAACTTGTCTTATCAGAGGTAATGCAACTCAAGTCGGTGTAACAGCAGGTTTGTGGCGTAGCACTAGCGCGATTACTTCCGTTTCATTTGGTGGAGAATTTACTGCTGATGTTATTGCTGGTTCAACTTTCACTCTTTATGGGACTAAGGCTGCATAGTGGCAACTACTTTTGTTAAAATCCAAACTCTTACTGTTGGCTCAGGTGGTGCAAGCGCAATAGATTTTACTTCTATTCCGCAAACTTATACTGATTTACAACTTGTTATGAGTTTAAGGAGTACTGGAACTGGTGTATCAACAAGATATGCCGCAGTTAGTTTTAATTCTAATACTTCTAATTATTCTTATCGTAGACTTTATGGTAATGGTTCTTCTGCTGGTTCAGATAATGGTTCTTTAAGAATTATTGGAACTATTCCTGGTTCAACTGTGACTGCGAGTGTGTTTGGTTCTTTACAATTATATGTTCCTAATTATACTTCCGCTAACAATAAATCTTATTCTTGTGATTCTGTTGAAGAAAATAATGCGACTGGTGCTGAACAGGATTTAATTGCTGGTTTGTGGTCTAATACTTCTGCTATCACAAGCATTGGTTTAACTTCAGATGTAGGTGATTTTGCTGAATATTCCACAGCAACTCTTTATGGCATAAAATCTAGTTAAAAGAAAAGGAAAACAACAATGGCAAACCCAACCAAACTCGTAGTCGATTGCTCAACAGGCATCACCGAGGAAATAGAACTAACAGATGCCGAAGTGGCACAAATGCAAGCAGACGCTGAAGCCTACGCTGAACAAAAAGCGTTAGAAGATGCAGCGAAAGAAGAAGTCGAAGCCAAAAAAGTTTCAGGCAAAGCCAAACTTAAAGCACTTGGTTTAACTGATGCTGAAATAGAAGCGTTGGTCAAATAATGAAACCAGCAATCATTAAAGACGTGGTTCTAAGAAGTTTTGCTTTATTCTTAGTTACAGCATTACCTGCAATTGGTGCTGGTAGTTTCATTGGTGTAGAACCATTAAATTCAGCAGTTATCGCTGGTGCTTTAGCAGTTTCAAGAGTTATAACAGATTTAGCAAAAGCATTTTTAGATGACGGCAAGCTTACGCAAGAAGAAGTTGATGCGATATTTAAGAAAGCCAATAAGAAAGAAGATAGTAAATAATGGGATTACCAATCGCTAACGGAAAGATTACAACACCTTACAAGAAAAAAGGCAAGATGTGGAGTAAGGGATATCACACAGGAGTTGATTTTGCTGTACCACAAGGAACTGACATTATTGCTGTGGTAGGTGGAAAAATTGCTAATGCTAATTGGGGCAAATCTTATGGAACTCAAATTGTACAAAAAGTTGAAGGACAAAACGCTTGGGTTATTTATGCACATTTATCTAAATCACTGGTTAAACCTGGAGATGAAGTCAAAAAAGGACAACACATAGGCGAATCAGGTAATACTGGTAATTCTTCTGGTCCACATTTGCATTTTGAAATGCGTGACAACATTCGTTGGTCAGCAGGAAAAGATTTAGACCCTAAAGGAATACTGGAAGCCTAATTGAACAAGCGCGTCAAACTGCGCTTATTCTTAACTTTTGTACTAATAGGTTTCATTATTGCGCCTGCTTTTGCTGAAGAACAAAATATTCAATTATCACCAGAAGTTCCTTATGTAGATATACAAGTTGAAGCAACAGCACCAACACAAATAACAATACAAACAACTACTGGCACACCACAAGCAAATCCAGGTTTTATTGATTCTTGGATTGAACTTTGGCAAGGAACAATTAAATTATTTGCAAATGATGATGGTGCACACTCAGCCACAAATGTTTTGGCATCTTACATTTCTGCACCCATAGAAGCAGGAAGTTATTTTATTCGCGCAACTTCCTATGCCTTGATGTGTTGCAACCAAACTCCAACTGGAAATTATTTATTAACCTGGAACGGAGTAACCACACTACCTACTCCAAATCCGAGTCCAACTCCATCAATAGAACCGACACCAACGATAGAACCATCACTATCAGAAACTCCAACACCTACGCCAACTCAAACGATAGAACCAACATTAGAACCAACGCCAGAAATAAGCATAGATAACTCAGAAAACGAAACGATTTTAATTCAGGAGACTGTAATCCCATCACCAGAGCCAATCCTGCCAACGATAGAAGACATAGAACCAGAAATAACTGAACAAATAATCCAAGAAGAAACATTTGAACCTCCAATCGTTGAAGAAGAATCTACACTAGAAGAATTACAAGAGGAAATAAACGCGCAATACATCGCTGAAAACACGATAGAATTATCAGTACCAACTGCGCTTGAAGATATACCAGGCGTAACTGAATTATTGGCAGCGACAGAAGCGATAATGAATGTTGGCTCAGATATGACTCAAGAACAAAGGGAAGAATCTCAAGCAGTAGTCATAGGCGCAATAATCATCACTCAGGTAGCGACAATGGCTAGTGCGAACATACAAGCTTCACAAAGGAATAAAAAGTAATGATGAACTGGATACGCAAATATGTTGTTGCTATGTCAGGTGATATTTGGACTTATGTGGGTCTTGGTATTGCTTATTTCACTTTGGATGGGTCAGCGAAAATCGTGACTGGTTATCTTATTATCGGTGGTCTAGTAATATGGCTAGTAACTTTGCCGATAAGGGATAATGATGACTGAAAATATAATCATGGCAGGTCAAGTCGCTGGTGCGCTTACTGCTATCGGTGGAGTGTTTTATGTTATTGTCAAATATGCAGTAGTGCGACCAATACAAAATTATATTGATAACGCGACATATCAAATCCAGCCACACGCAAATGGAGGTCGCTCTCTCGCAGATGTGGCAGTTATGGTTGGTCAATTAAAACTTGAAACAGCCATCATTTCAGCCAGATTAGAGGCCTTAGAGGCTTCTTCCTCAAGCAAGCGTAAAAGAGCCTAAAAACACCCTTAAATTGCCTTAATGGCCTATGTGGTCAAAGTCAAGTTTTGTCGGGTCAGCCAGGTAAGGTAGTTCCAGCCAGGTTGGCTCACGAAAGGTAGGTAAGATGGCACAAAATAAGTTATACATTGATGACCCAGCAATTTGGGAAAAATTATCCACTCAACAAAAGGTGAGATGGTTAATCTTGCAGGAGTCACATTTTGGACATAATCCATGTGAGAGTTGCATGAATTATCGTTCTAACTGCACTTGTTCAACAGAGGAGCCAAACTTTGTTTGATTTATCTTCTTATGAACCAGTAGAAAATCGTATTCGCTCATTTTATGAAAAGTTCACAAATGGTCGAATCATAACTGAACTAGTAACTCACTCAGAGCAACAATTCATAGTAAAAGCATTAGTTTATCGCGATGCGAATGATACTAATCCTGCTACAACTGGATACGCAGAAGAAAGAGTTGGTAGTTCACCAGTCAATCGTAATTCTGCCCTTGAAAATTGTGAGACTTCTGCTATTGGTCGCGCTTTGGCTAACTTGAATTTTGCTCCAAAAGGTTCAAGACCAAGTCGTGAAGAAATGCAAAAGGTTAGCAATTATGACCCTAAGAATTACAAACCAGTAACTAACGATAACAACATCACCGAGAAACAAGCTTCTTTTGTGAAGTCAATTCTTGAAGATGCTTTTATCTCATCTGGTATGCGCGACCATGAAGAAAGATGGTCGTACGTAACAAAATGGCTAGGTAGTCCAAGAAAGATTGCTGGTGTTCAACATTTGACCAAAATGGAAGCAATCAAAATAATTGACGACAAAACCAATAACAAAGGTGAATTGATTAAAGCGTTACGCGCTAATCATGGTCCAGATTATGACCCTTGGGCAACTCCTACTGAGACAAAGGAATCTGTCTGATAGAACAAATATTGTTGCTTCTGCCCACCGATTACAAAGATGGGCAGGAGCGACATATTACTATTGCAAGCCGTACTGGTAATTATCGTGACTATGCGCGATTACACCTATCGAATACACAATGGAAGTGTCTTGATGAACTGTGGCAAAGAGAATCATCTTGGAGAACACAACCAAACCCACACTTGAAAGAAAATAGAAGTTCAAAAGCTTATGGCATACCTCAAGCATTACCAGCGAAAAAAATGGCATCTGCTGGCATTGATTATCAAGTTAATCCAATAACACAGGTTAGATGGGGATTAGATTACATTAAGAAGCGTTATAAAACTCCTTGTAATGCTTTGGCTCATCATAATCGTAAAAATTGGTACTAAAGCGTGTCGTGTGATTGTAGTTAATTCAGTTTGCTGATATTGTGCTTATATGAATCTAATTGAAGATTTAAAGCAATTACCACTTAATCAAGCGAAGAACGCAAAAGGTCAATCATTAGTTGCAATAATATTATCAAAACTAAAACCAGAAGAACAAGAATCTTTAATAACTGTATTGAGTAACAAAAATGTTTCATCTTCAACTATCTCTGAATTGTTATCAAAATATGGACATGAAGTATCTTCAGACACGATTAGAAGATATCGAGTCAAATTGAAGCGTAATGAATCTGATTAACGAATTAAGTAAGTTAGGCGAAGAATCAACCTATCAAAAAAATAAAGTAACACATCCAAAAGGATTTGAACCTGGAATTAGTTGGGATGGTTCAAGTGGTTGGGTAGTAACTGAACCAATGTCTGGTCCTCCTGCGGACTGGAAAAAGATACTAGAGGTTTGGAACTTACCGACTGATGGTTCAATTGAAATAATCGAACCAATACAGATGCGTGCGTGGGACAGCCAAACTAAAGATGGCGTTCAGCGAATGTTTTACTACAAAGCAAACGTTAGGTCAAAACTACAGCGAGCAGATACAAATGAATTATTATCTGTAATAGAAAAATGGAAGCCACCAAAACTTGATAAGAAGAAAGTTGATAATGATAACGCTTATGTGGTTAGTTATGCCGATTTACAAATAGGTAAAATGGATGGTGATGGGACTACTGGCACGATTGAGCGAGTATTGACCAAAACTGATTTAGCGATTAAGAGATTAAAACTATTGCGTAAAACTGGTCACAAAATAAGCCATATTTATTTGCCACAACTAGGCGATTGTATAGAGGGATTCAATTCTGGTGGTGGTGCTAGAGCCTGGAGAAATGAATTAGATTTAACAGCACAAATAAGAGTTTATAGAAGATTATTACTACATATAGTTAAAGAGTTTGAACCTTTGGCAGATAAGCTTATTATTCCTTGCGTTCCTGGTAATCACGATGAAGCCGTAAGAATAGGCAACACTATGGCCACTAATTCAACTGATTCTTTTAATCTTGATGCTGCTAGTGCCGTTGCTGAAGCAGTTCAATTATGGGGCGCAGACCATATTTCTTTTGTATTCCCTAAGTTTGATAACTTATCTGTAACCCTTGAAATGGGTGGTGCAGTTGTAGGTTTAATTCATGGACATCAAACAAGAGGCAAAGCAATAACCTGGTGGGCAAATCAAGCACATGGAATGTCACCTATTGGAGATGCAAGCTTATTGTTGTCTGGCCATTATCATCACTTAAATATTCTTCAATCGGGACAAAAAACCTGGATACAAATGCCTTCTTTGGATGGTGGTTCACAATGGTTTGCCGATAGGGCTGGCCTGGATGCTCCTAGTGGTTTGGTTAGTTTTACTATAGAATCTGGTAAGTGGTGTAACCTAGAAATCTTGTAGTTCCTCCTCAAAAGTGGGGGGTTGTCTCACCCCCCACACCCTAAAGTCCCATAAAAAGAGGGCGAGTCGTAATCCGACTTGTAAGACAGAATCAGCCATAATAATAATTATGGAATATGAAGAAACTATTACGATACGCCTGAGCAAAAAACAGGTGAAAATGTTGGAACTTTGGGCAAAGCAACACAAGGTTTCAATTTCTTACTCAATTCGATTCGCTATCAACCAAATGATGGGGGTGAATGATGAATCCTGAAATCGCTAATTCAATTACTGCTTTGATTAGATTTACAAATTTAGACCAAAGCGATGTTTTAATTGGCTCAGAGTATGAACTAGGCAGATTAGACTGGGATAAAATAGATAAGGCTATGTTCACAACGCAAAGAGACTTTATTCTGATTGAAATCCTAAGATTCTTATCTGGTCGAGATACAGCAATACCTTTGAGCGCATTAAAGCAATTATCTAAAGATGACTTAGGGGCTGTTGTTATGGCTCTTCAGACATATTTAGGTTTTAACAAGATGGCTATCACATTTAACTAAGGAGACACGAAATAATGGCTGAATATCCCCGCATGAATATAGAAGCAGAAAACGAACAACTTAGCTTGTTACCTGATACTGGCTATGCAAAGTTCATCAAGTTTCACGAAGATAACCCATTTGTTTATCAAAGATTAAAAGATTTGGCTTACGAATGGAAGAACGCTGGTCACGAAAAGATTGGCATAGCGATGTTGTATGAAGTTATGCGCTGGACTGCTGGCCTGAAGAATAAAGATATTGATGGTTTCACATTAAATAATAATTACAAAGCGTATTATGCTCGCATGATTATGTTTAATGAACCTGAACTCAGGGGCATGTTTGAAGTCAGGACAGTGAAAGGCTAGAGTTCCTACGGCTGGTGAGGTTCGCCAGGGTAAATAATGGCTGTGCGATTAGTTATCGCATAAACCTCCGTCAGATGGAGTTTTAATAAGCGCATGAACTACTGCGTACGGAGCGACAATGAAATCCCGATAGGTCGCGAGATAATTAAGTTCTTATAAAAACGAATCGCCTTATAAGAATCAAAAGCTTGTTATCAAATGGCGCGATTGTCGCTTTATGCGACCCGATTGAAACCTGAACTGTGATGGTCATGGTTAAGAGATTGGTTTAGACACAAGCCAATCTCTACACTAAATCCTGCTCCGGTCAAGGTCTGTGTGATAGTTTCATTCCTGGAGGTAAGAAGATTATGTCAAGTAAACTGCGTGTTGAAGAAGTTGAAATTGGTAGTCTGGTTCATGACCCTAATAATGCTAGAAAACATTCTGAGAGACAGATTAAGGCAATAGCAACAAGCTTATCTGAGTTTGGTCAGCAACGTCCTTTGGTAGTTGGTCCTGGTGAAGTTGTTTATGCTGGTAATGGAACTTTAGAGGCAGCAAGAAGTTTAGGCTGGGACAAAATATCAATTATTAAACTACCTTTTGATGACCCTATTAAATGTAGAGCGTTCTCTATTGCTGATAATAGGACATCTGATTTAGCAGAATGGGATAACGAGGAGTTACTTAATTCTTTGAAGGAGATAAGTTCAGCCGATTTGCTTGACGCTGTTGGTTATATGAACTCTGAGATTGATGACTTAAAAGCGTTATTGGAAGAAGTTGAAACTGAGGCTGGCCAAAGTAATATTTGGTACGGAACTGACATGGCGACTTTGACTGATAAGTATGCCGATAGAGCGCAACGCCAAATTGTTTTGATATTCCCTAATAATCAATTCGTTTGGGTGGTTGAAAGATTGCAGGCTTTGAGAGAAGATAACGGCATGGAATCAAATGGTGAGGCTGTTATACAATTATTAGCAGCACACTTTAACGAGAAAGCACCACAATGAAAACTATTGCCGCAAAACGCGTTATGGATAAAGAATCTG